GACGACGACGACGACGACGACGACGACGACACCATGAGCGAACAAGAACGGCTGAGCCGCATCGCGGTCGCGCTGCGTGAGGCTAACAAGTTAGTTGAGGAAGGCAGCGAGGCGCATGGCTACATCGCGGAGGCTCTTGCCTACGCGGATGGGGACATAGCTAGCTTTGCGGAGGATATGACATGAAATTTTCTAACCTTCTATTTTGCTGCGCCGCCATTCTCACATTCGGCGCGTACATGGGTGCCGCTACGCTTGGCCTTGCGCTGTTCGCGCAAGTGAGTGCAATCGTCTGCCTTGCGTTGAATGACTAACTTACTGTAAACTTATCTCGTTCAATACACTAAACTGGAGTACACGACCATGCAATTCCTTATCCCCGCCGACACGATTAAAGCTCTGCTCGTTATCGCTGCGAAAAAAGATGTCCGTAGTTATCTGAATTCCGTATGCATTGATGTTCGCGCATCTGACGCCGTGGCCGTCGCAACGGACGGCCATAAGATGCTGGCCGTGGCGCTCACCGTGACCGATGACGCGCCCGCGCTCGTGCCGGGTCGCTACATCATCCGGCGCGAGTCGCTGGAAGGTGTCAAAGCCGTGCTAAAGCGCCCCATCCTGGTGACGATCGACCCGACCGCGCGCGCGGCAACGATTAACAACGGTAGCGCCGCCACGACCACGCCGCTCATGGACGCCACATATCCCGACTGGCGTAAGGTTGTACCGCTTACCGTGTCGGGTGAAGTCGCGCAATTCAACGCCGACTATATCGGCGCGTTCGGCAAGGTTCAGACCCTGCTGGGCGGTAAGTATTCCCCCGCCATCCTGCATAACGGCGACAGCGCCGCCCGTGTGGTGCTGGCTGGCGACGCCGTGGGCGTAATCATGCCGATGCGCGGCCAGCCGCACTTGGAGAACCCCGCGTGGCTCGTTACGCCGACCGCACCCGCTGCCGCCGAAGCCGCCTAATCACCACTCACTAAACTAAAGGACACTACACCATGACAACCGACAACCGATACAACGGCTGGACTAACCACGCCACTTGGCGCGTCAACCTCGAATTGTTCGACAGCATCGACCCGCGCGACTACTGGCCGCAGGAAGTCAAGGGCGACAGCGCGTATGACCTTGCCGTACAACTTGAGGAATTCGCCCTCAACTATGTAGACGATGCCGACGCTGAGTTGGACGGCTCCGCAATCGTATCGGGCTGGGTGCGTGCGTTCCTCGCCGATGTCAATTGGATCGAAATTGCCGAGCATATGATGGACGCTTACCGCGAGGAAGAAGCATGAGCGCGCAACGCTGGGAAGTGCTGACCCTTACCGGCAACTACTGGGAGAATGTGTGGAGCCTGGACGGTGAACCCGAAACATTCGACAGTTACGGCGACGCGGACGCGGCACTAGCGGAGCATCTGCGCGACTGTCAATGGGCGGTGGATGCCGGACACCTTGACGATATGCCAACCCGCGACTCGTTCCGCATCGCGCCCTATGTTGATACTTTTTTGACCGCGTAAACTAAAACCAACTGGAGACACTAGACTATGAAGACCGCAACGATTGCCGCCGCTTTGGTGGCCACCCTGGCTTTGTCTGCCCATGCTGAAATTTTCGCTACGGCGGGCGTTAAAGGCGATCGCGATGGGCGCACGGTGCTCACGACCGACCCCTGCGAGATCAAATTCGACCTGTTACAGATTGGACTAGGTAAGACCACGACCAGCGAGATGCGCCGCGCGTTCTACTATACGAGCGATGGCAAGACCAACGAAGGGTGCTGGAAGCACGACGCCGGAACGGTGGTGCTGGTCTGGTCTGTCGAGCAGATTGCACGCCGGTGGCCGGTGGATAACTTCAAGGTCGCCGATAAGAAGGCTAGCGCATGGGACGCCCTCCGGTGATGCGTTGGCTATTATGGGCGCACCGGCTGGTGCGCCAGCTCCGAAAAGCCCGCGCCGACGATTGGCGCCGCGTGCCGCCGCCTAACTGGGCATGCCGGCGCGGTGGCCGTGACTATCTCTAACCGTATGGGGTAACCGTATGCACAAGCCGTCAGATGACCCGTTTCTTGACCCAGAGACCATGTACAAAGAGCTGACCCGGCCTGGGCCTATCCTCTCGCCGGAGGAACTGCGCGCTATCTTGGACGAACCAGCCAAGGGCGACGCCATCGACCCCGACCATTACAAGGTAGGCGGGATTGAAACGATTGATTACATGAAAGCCAAGGCAACGCCGGAGGAATTCGAGGGTTACTTGCGCCTGTCGGCGCTCAAGTACCTTTCCCGCGTAGGCCATAAGCATGGCGACCACGACGCGGCGCGGGCTGAAGAGTACAAAAAGGCGCGTTGGTTCCTCGACCGTCTGATACGGGAGTGCGACCCATGAGCCTCACGCACCAGATCGCCGCAGGCGTCGGCATTGCTACGCTTGGGTACCTGATAGGGCTCACCGTCGGCATCCTACACGAACGGGCAAGAGCCGCCGCCGAGCGGCAGGAGGTGCAGCCGTGAGCGACCGTGAACTGCTGACCGAGTGCCTTGAGGCGTTGACGCACGACGCCGCGCAGAGGACTTTTGCGGGCGGGGTGAGGATGTCGCAGTTGGCGATCAAACTCCGCACCGCCCTCGCCGCGCCGGACGATGTTGAAGCCCTGCGGCGGGAGAACGAGCGGCTGCGGGGGTTGCTGGCGGAGGCCCAAAAAGCGGTTTGGATGAATTACGACGGCGACCTACTGGATTGGATTGAAGCCGCGTTGAAGGAACCGGCCATACAACCGGCCATCCGAGCAAGGGGAACGCTGGAGCGACTGAACGATGCCGCGAGTCAATCTGACTGAATGGTGGATTCGGCGGCTATGCCGTTACATCGACCTAACCCGGCGGGAGGCGCGGCGATCCCTTGGCAATCGCCTTCCGCCGGTCACCGATAAGGCGCACACCCGCGCCCGATACAATCAACTAAAGGACAGACAGCGTGATATACTTACTCTTGACTATCGCCGCCGCCGTCCTGGTTGAGTGGCTATTTCCCGACGATAGATAGCGCCGGCTCCGCACCCTCCGCCATCCGCCGCAGCTCCGAGCGTGCAAGGGTCGCAAATTTGGGGTTGGCGTACACATGCTTTTTGGTCGGAAACTCACGCGAGTGCAGCCGCCCACAATCGACCCACCCAGCATCCCGTAGCGCGTGCATGAGCGCCGCTGAAACGACCTTGACGCCGGAGGGTGCCACGCCTTGCAGCCGGTCGCAGATGGCGTAGAACGGGGAGGCAATGACGCCACGGGCGAAGTCGCCCTGGCGTTGACGGATCATCTCGACAAGGAACGACTCGGCGGTGCTCATCGCCGATTCAATCATAATGATTTTAGCCTCGGTCATGGGCGGCGCAGCGCCGGGGTTGAAGGCCGACACATCGCGGGCGTCGAGCCACGCGGTGACGGCTTGGAAGCCGCCAGCGTAGTACCAGCTCCAGAGCGCACGGGCCTCACTCGGCGGCATACGGTCGGCCTCGCTCCACACGACGAACCAGCGGCGGTCATCTGACGGTAGGCTGATAGCGGCGCGCTCGTTGCTGAATGAGACCACCAGTACGCGGTTGAGTGCGTCATACGGGTGCAGCCCCTTGCGGTTGACGGTCAGCAGCTCCGGCGGCGCGGCGATCACGGGCTTGAGGCTGTTTTCGAGCGCGCGGCGGTCTTTAGCCTCGGCCTGACGCAGCTCGTTGATGACGATGACCTCGGATTCCAGCGCGTAGCCCCATTGCGAATTCAACTCCTCGTTACGCACCGTCGTGACATTGACGCGCTGGTCGCCGCCAATCGCCCAGAAGAAGGGCGCCCAGAGCGTGTCCTTACCGGATCCTGGCTTGCCCGCGTGCAGCACGGCATGGTTGATTTTCTGGTTGGCGTGCTGGCGCTTATAGGCCATCACATCGAACACATGCTCGCGCTCGGCAGGGTCGGGAATCATGCGCTCGGCGTGGGCGAGCCACGGGCTGACATCGCCCGCACTCACCGTAGGCCGCGCGTCGCGCCAACGGTTGCCGTAGACGACGCCGTTGCGGCTGACAAGAATGGACTCGCCAGCGGCGAAGGTGACGCCCGCGAGCACACGCGCGCCCATCGCCTGACGGTTCTCGTCAAAGCAGACGGACGCTTCGATGCGTCGGTTGTTGTGGATGGAATGGCAGGTCACATGCCGGTACAGCGCGTTGAACACCCCGCGCGCGATCTCGTGACGCTCGCCTAGGTCGAAGTACGCGTCATCGCTCAAGACATACGCGAAACGCTCGTACCACTTGGACTTCTCGACGCGGCCTAACTCGCGGCGCTCGACCTGGGCGATGACCTCGGCGGCGGTGTCGGGGAACTCCTCGGTTGGGGTGATCTTCGACAAAGCGGCCTCCATCTTCTTCGCAAGCAGGTCATCACGCAGGCCGTAGCCCGTCTTCGGGCCGCCCTCGGCCTCGACCCAGCGCAGGAACTTCTCGCTGTTCCAATCTCCGCAATGGCCGTGAAAGCAAGTATAACTGCGCGTGACGGGGTGATACCGCCCTTGCGTGTCGGCTGTGGTGTGCTCGGCGTGGTTCGGGCACACGACGCCGTACCAGCCCTCGGGGTTGGCCTTGGCGAGCAGCAGCCCGCGCTCCTGTATCCACTCCAACACGCTGTCGAGGCCGTCATCTTCGATGGCGATGCCCTGTATATACGCCGTGTCAACCTCACCTGGCGTGACGCCACAGGCTGTAACGATCTGCGTTACGGTAAACTCGCGGTCGGGGTGGAACTCGGTAAGAACGGCGGCGAAGTTGTCGCGGCCTTCCTTCAGGTTGACGCTGCCTTCGATGCGGAAATTACGCACCGGATTCACCGCGCCGGGGTCGGTGAACCCAGCCTCGGCCATAGCCTTAATCGCGGCGCTGAACTCGCCCTTGGTTGGTTGATCGTCAAGCGCGAAGGTGTAACCCCATTGGAAATTGCCGGGGCTGGTTTCGAGCTTCCATGTCGGCTCAATCGGCGGCACCTTGGACTTGGTGCCGATGTCATCCAGCACCATAAACGCCACGCGCTCGCAGTTAGGCGCAGACGCGGACAGCTTGTCCGTCATGCGGTCAACGATGAACGAGCCCGTGTTGGCGTACCACGCCCCCTCGGGGTTGCGCATGTACTTGCCATAAAGCCCCGGCGGCCATGTGTAGCGCGGCGTGCCGTCCTTGTGCTTCAGGTGCTCGCCCTTGCGGACAATCGGCACCTGGCGCACGAATAAAATTGTTTCCCCTTCTGGAGCAATACTGTTAATATATTCAGCGAACTTCATCGTGACCCCTCTAGTTGTGTGTTTAAGCCCGGCCTAACCCGCCGGGCTTTTTTATTTACCGTACCGGCTCATGATCTTGACGCCGGTCTTGAGCGGGAACCCTTTAGCCCACTCGGGCGCGGTACACATCACGGTATCCAGCACCTCGGCGACAGCCTCGCCGGCCTCGTTCGCACATTCGATAACGATTTCATCGTGTACATGCAGCACCGTCTGTAAGCCTTGGCTATCTAACTCGCGCAGGCTGTGGCGGAGCAAATCGTTGGCCGTGGCCTGTGTGATGTTCTCGCAGGCAAGCCCCTTCCAAAGCCGCGCGCGGGGCCACTCTTTAGCGTCCTGCGCAGGCTTCCATGCTGCCTTGAGATAACTCACACCGTCCGACTCCAGACGGGCGAACGGGTAACATAACACGCGCCCTGACGGCAGCGCGTACCAAAGATGTTGACCGTCAAACATGTACACCACGCGGCCAATTGCGAATTCATGGTTGACATTTCGCATGGCGCGGGTGTAGGTGTCTTCAAGCTTTTGCCAATAGCGCACGGCCCACGGGTTAGCCCGCCGCCAACGATCCACGATGCGCTGCGCCTCGGGCTCACTCATGTGTACGCCATACGCCCGACCCATAGCGCTGAACGCGCCGACGCCGCCCGCGAAGCCGAGCGACAGGATGGCGACCTTGCCGATCTGGCGCTGGTCGTCCGTCACGGCGTCCCATGTGGTGTTGTAGATACCCGCCGCTTCACGCTTGTAGATGTCGCCGCCAGCGCGGAACACATCCAGCACCGACTCTGCAAGCGGGTCGGCGGAGAGCCAGGGTGTCGCGCGCGCCTCTATAGCTGCCCAGTCGGCCACGACGAAAACGTTACCTCGGGCGGGGACGAGAGCTGGGCGGAGCATTGATTTAAGAACGTCCGTAACGCGCTTGCCGTATCGGGGCACGATACTGTGACCTCGCACCAAGGCTTGACGGGTTGCGTCAGGTTCGGTGCTGCACTTACGCGTAAAGTTATGGACTTGTGCCCCGTAACTTGAAGCACGCCCGGTGGCACTTCCACCAGCAAAAATAAAGGCTCCTCGGACACGGGCGTCCCCTCCTGCTAACTGCTTCAAGCGGCTGAACTTAGCCACCGACGATGCCCACAGGTCATCCGCGCACTGCACTACGTCAGCCACGTCTGGCGGCAACTCATCGGGGTTGTCCATAGCGAGCAGGTTGGCTCGCACGGTCTTGTCAATACTAAACTTCTTCTCGCCGTCCTTGTAGACGGTCATCAACTTCTTGGCCTCAGGCCCGACGCGCGCCAGCACCCACTCGCGCATCTTGGGGCTGCGCACGGTCGTAATCTCGCCCTGCGTCACTTCGGCGACCAGCCGTTCGATGTCCTGCAATTCAGCTTCCGCGTGACGGATCGCCGCCTCGCAAAGCGGCACATCGACACCGACGCCACGGTCGTTGATGCGCTCGTTGACGTGGTAATCGACCAGCTCCGTCTCGGACAGGTCACGCATGGCCTTGCTGATTTCGCGCATGGCGCGCACGTCCTGTTCGCAGTAGGCCACCATCTCGGCGAGTAGGTTAGGGTCGTTGTTGAACGTCCCATCGGCGCGGGGGATGGAGAGCTGCCGGATAAGCTGCGAGCCGCGATGGTCCTTCTTCATCTTGGACGACACCGCTCGGCCTACATCCTCAAGACTGCCAGGCAGACAGTTGGCCCGCGCCTGTGCGGATGTACAGTAGAACTGCTCTAGCGCGAACGGGATGTCGAGCACATGCCAGAAGATGAGCCGCTCAAACGCGGCGTTATGCGCGCGGATCGGCCCCGTCCAGCGCGCCACGCGCTCAGGGAACGGGTACTTGGGCAGCCATGTGTCAACCTCGCCATCGTCAAAGGCGTAGGACATGCACAGCACCTCGGTGCTCGGGTGCTTAGCGTAGTTGTACGCACCCGCCGCCGGTAGGTCGCAGCGGCTGCGGGTCTCGAAATCAAGCCAGAGTATTGCCATAGAAAGATTGGGGGCCGAGGGCGCCCCCGCTCCTTTTACGCAGCGCGACGCCGACGGGCCGCAGCGGCTGGCGGCGGAGTGTCATCCCCACCGTCCGGCTCGTTAGCGACTTCGCCTTCCATGGACACCCACTCGACGATCTCAAAGACCGGCGTGAAGATGCGGCCATAGCTCTTGTGCTGGTAGTGCTCCTTCTTCAGATGCACGACCGGCACCGGCTTGCTCTGGTCACGCTCGACCTGCGCGGCGATGGCTGCTGCCAAAGCCTGCACGGCACGCTTGCCGCCCACCGACGTGGTGCTGTAGCGAGCCTCAAGGCCCACATCCTCACCCGAGATGCACTTCAAGCTCATGCCGACCTGCGTCTCCCATCCCTTCTTGCTCTGCGGCGGTGCCGGGTCAAGCTCAGGCAGCGGCTGTGACACCGACACCATCTTCTCGCCCAAGACCTCGCCGTCGCCCCAAGCAATGAAGCCGTGGACGAACGAGAAAGGATTGATTGCCCACTTGCTATCGCTCTCGGCCTCGGTTTGGTCCGCGCCGAAAACCCAGTGGCCCGTCTTGTCCATCTTGAGGATGGCCGTACCCGCAGGGCCGACATCCACTTCGATGCTGCGAAGGGCGGTGGACAGGGAAGAAACCGCAGGCAATCCTGCTTTTGCAAACGCTGTGATATTAGACATTACTCTACTCCTTACACTAGTTTAGAAAGGGCCGCAGTCAACTGAGACCCGATTTGCAACACGGCGGGCCGGGGATCGCTCTCCGGCGCCATCGTGTTACCGCTTGAGACCGAGATGACCTGATTGTCCGGCAGGCCGAGCTTCAGCTTTTTGAGCTTCTTCTCAGCTTGTGCCGGCGAAATCAATGTCGTCTCAGTCACTTCCGTAATCGGCAAGAGCGCCGCAAGCGCCGCCTTTGCCGAGTCCTCATCGCGCCACTGCCGCGTGGCACGCTTGGCAACGAGCTTATAGCCCGGCACCGAATTACCTGACTCTAGCACCTGCATCGCTAATGCGCGCAGGTCGCCAATCCAATCTTCAAGCACTGCCGCACGCTCTAGCATCTGCCCAAGTTGCGCGGCGTCGAGCTCCTTAATCTGCGTCTGCGTGGCGCGATCGACTGCGCCTGTCATCTGCGGGCAGATGGGCTTGGCCGCGCACCAGCGGCAATGCTCGCCAATCTTGAGCGGCGCGTCGGGCTTGGCCGACTGCTTGACGGCGTAGACCAGCTCGCGCTCAAACTGACGCACGCGGTCAAACGATGTCACCCAGCGCTTGACCCTCGGCGGCTGGACAATGATGCACTCTATTTCCGTGACATCCTTGAATACCCACTCCAGCTCCGGCGTGCGCAGCGCCGCAGCCGTATAAAATAGAAGCTGAGGGTTTTCCTCCACTTCGACGGCCACGCCATCACCGAATTTCCAATCCAATACAATAGCGCGATTGCCAATCCGACCGATAAAATCACAAGAGCCGAACACACCCGGCAGAAGATCACCGAAGCTGACGGTTCGTTCGACGGCGTATTCGAGCTTCGCTTCAGGGTCGATTTCATTGATTGCGTCCAAGGCTGGGCGAACCTTCTCATCAACTAGGTCGCCGGTAAGTTTGTGGCCGTTGTACTCCATGTCGAGCACGTGGCGCAGCTCCTTGTCGAAGCCCAGAAGCTCGGCCATGACATTGTGCAGCAGCGTACCTTCGTCGGCGTACTTGCTGCTCGGTTTCGGGGGGACTTGCTGGCACAGCGCGACGCTGCCAGGGCAGTTAATCACGCGCTTGGCGGTGGACCCGCCGACTATGTTGCTATGACTCATCGAGGACTCTCCTTTAGTGTGTTTGCGTAAGCCTAAATCGTACAATTTGGCTTGTCAAGCGTTCTGTTACATAATAGTATGGAGGCATGAAAGAAGCAGACATCGAACAGCGGTTGGATTGGGCGGTGCAGCGCGCCGGGGGCAAGACTTGGAAGTTTGTCAGTCCTGCCAATCGCGGCGTATCGGATCGCATCGTTTGTCTGCCAAACGGCGATACCTGGTTCGTGGAACTGAAGCGCCCCGGCGGTAAGCGCACGGCGTTGCAGGAGCGGTTTGCTAAAGAGATGGTGGGGCTGCGGCAGAAGTACGCCCTGCTGTCAAGCGCGGAGGAAGTCGATGCTTGGGTTACGTCCATATCAGGCTGACGCCGCCGACTTCCTCTACGCCAACGACCGCGCGATGGTGCTGGCGCCCGTAGGCGCTGGCAAGACGGCGCTCACCCTTACGGCCATGCGCGACGCGCTGCGCGACGGCGTGGTCAAGCGCTGGCTGGTCGTGGCACCGCTGCGTGTGGCGCAGCATGTGTGGCCGGTCGAGGCACCCAAATGGACGCCTGATCTCACCCTATCCGTTGCCGTAGGCTCGCCCGCGTGGCGCACTAAAGCATTGGCGTCTGACGCCCGCGTGGTGGTCATCAACTACGACAATTTGCAGTGGCTGGCTAAGCAGAAGATGGACTTTGACGGCGTGGTGTTTGACGAATTGACCCGACTGAAGAATCCGTCAGGGGTTCGCTTTAAGGCGATTCTGAAGGCATTAGAGCCGATTAAAATTCGGTGGGGGTTGACGGGCAGCTTCACATCAAACGGCCTTGAGGACGTGTTTGGGCAATGCAAAATTATCAACCAAAGCCTACTTGGACGCAGCAAAGGCGCTTTTCTGCAACAGTATTTTATTTGTCTCAACCGCGAATATGGCGAGTGGACGCCCGCTACCGGCGCGTTGCCGCAGGTGATGGCGCGGATCAAGCCCGCGACCTATGTGCTAGAGCCTGGCGAGTACAAAGACAAGCTGCCGCCGCTGCACACCGTGACGCTGCGTTGCGAGCTACTTGACCGCGAGCCCTACGAGAAAATGAAGCGGGACTTCATGGTGGAGTTTCCCGACGTTAGAGCCATCGCCGCTAACGCTGCCGCCGTCACCGCCAAGCTACAGCAGATGTCTTCGGGGTTTGTCTACGACACGACCCGCACGGCGTCAGACCGCCCCGGCAAGTTTGACGTAACGCAGAAGACCATGTGGTTTTCTGACCACAAGTTAGAGTTGCTAGAAGACCTGCTTGACGAAAACCAACACGCCAATACGATAATTGTTTACAATTACCAAGCCGAGCTGGAAGTGCTCAAGCGTTGGTATCCGCAAGCGCGGACGATTGACGAGCCGGGCGTGATTGACGCCTGGAACCGGGGCGAGGTTGAACTGCTGTTGATCCACCCAAAGTCGGCGGGTCACGGCCTAAACCTTCAGCACGGCGGCTGCCGGATGGTGTTTATGTCGCTGCCGTGGTCGCTTGAGGAATACGAGCAGACAATCGGGCGGCTGCACCGTAGCGGCCAGCGGCACGATGTGTGGGTCTATGTCCTGCAAACGGGCAAGACGATTGACGAGAAGATTTGGGCGGCGTTGCATGACAAGCGCGCCATGTCGGACGTAGCAATGTGGGAGTTAAAATGAACTGGCGCGAACTGAACGCACAACTGAACCAAATGACCGAAACTGAGGTCAAAGCCCTCCTCGACGTGGAGCTGGTTAACCGCCAGCGCGTCACGTTTGTCGAGCGGCTGCACCAGCGCTATTGCACCCTGCGCGCAACGCGAGAGCGGACCGAGATGATGGCTCTACTAGCCCCGCCCGCGCAGGTAGCGTAAGTATTCAGCGCCCTCCTCGGGCGCCCACCAGACCTTCACCATGTCGGGATGGTCTGGCAACAGGCCCGGGTTAATCGTTACGAGCGCGCAGGGGCTGAAGGCGTTATCGCGGAACCCCCGTTCCTTGGCGTAGCGATCGTAGACCTTGTAGCTGGCAACCTTCATCGTGTGCATGGCGATGCCCGTAATCGGGTCTTTAAGCACCGAATAAGCCGATTCGTGCTTGTGCCCGGCGACGTAGATGTGGTCGCGGGTGCCCATGATAGCGGCCTTCATCGGCCCGTGCGCGGGGTTCCAGATTGACGAGCCGGTGTGGTCATGCCGGCTGTTGACGCGTACCTCGGCCCCGTTCGGAAAGCGCAGCGCGATGCGCGCCTCGCTTGACTTGTAAAGCGCGTCCTGCTGCTTAGCAATCCAACGCATCGGATCGCCCGCACCTGACCACAGGTCGTGGTTGCCGCCGAGTATCCAGAGCCAGTTGCACCGGCCTACAAACCACTCGGCAAGGCGCCAGGCCTGCGCCGCTGACGTACTCTGCTCGCCGTAGAGCTTGGCCAAGCGGCCTACCCAGTTGTTCGTGGTGTCGCCTACGTTGACGGCGAACAGCCCGTCGGTATCGGAGACAAGCTGCGTGTGCCGCTCTAGCGCGTCGATGTCGGTGCCGTCGTCATCGACGTGCGGGTCGCCAAAGAACAGGATGCCTATGGCGCCAGGTATTTTGATTCGTACGGGGATGAGCTTACTGGCTTCTTCGTGGTCACGCTTATGCGCAAACTGGCGCTTGCGGTGTTCAATAAGCTGCTCAATCGGCACGTCGTTCATCGGCAGCGGGGTAAACTCAAAGTCTTTCTCAGGCAGCGTAGCCTTGTTGTACGTTGAGTCGGGAACATCAAACCCCTTGGCTTTGAGCCCGTCGATTCGGGCCATGAGGGACCGAGTGTTAACATTCAACAATCGCGCCGCTTCAGCTCTAACCCCGTTAGCCTCGCGTAGTGCTTTCATTAGCTGATCGTCGGATACTTTACGAGCCATCATTTACTCCATCGTAGTAAGCATTTGTTGCAGTAGATGCCCAAGGCGGTCTACCAGTTGCTCTTGGCGCGACAAGTCATCGTGCCCTGCAATATCAAGCAACGCATGGACGGCTTCGTGAGCCCAGACCTGCTGGCGATTCGTGCCTTTACAAGAACTTACAATATGAATCTCATATTTGTCTGGAAGCCACATTCCAACATAATTTTTGCCGTGCCGCCACTTTGAGGGCGGAATTACTTTTACTTTTATTGTGTGACCGGCAAGTTGGAATTGCTGGGGAACACCGTCGCTACGTGTTACGGCGTTGGTTGCGCCCACTTTTGCAGTGCGCGCAGCTTTGCGTTTTGCGCGTCGCATTGCGCAACTAATTCGCGGAGCTCGGGCCCGATGTCTGGCCCTTGTTCAAGATTTGCTCCAGCCGATCCTGCGTCGCTCCCGGCGGTGGGGGCGGCTCCATCAGCTCTTTCGGGGGCGCTACGGGCTGGCACGGCGGCGGGCTGGCGGCACAGCCGGACAGGAGTAGAACGAACAGGACGACTAGCAAGAGCAGCCAGTTCGGATGCGTATGCGCTTGAAACCATTTCAGCGCGTATACGAGTAGCGCGCTCGGTCCGTAGTTCAGCTTCCAGACGCTCCACTTGAGGGCGTATTTCTTCACGGCCTTGCTCCCGAAATGTGTGTACCGCGTAGACTGCCAGCAACCCTAAGCCGGCGGTCAAGATTAAATGCGGCGCGTACTTCAGTAACCAGTAAGGCACTACTTTACACCATTATGCTCAAAAGAGTAGTGATTACCGTCATCAAACCGTCCGCCCCAGCGCGCCAAGGGGTGCTGCTGCTCCCACCACTCGCCTAACGGACGGTGGTCCTCGGACTGTTCTAGAAATTCGCCATTTCGGAACAGATTTAAGTCGATTGCCAGCCGCACCTTGTGGGCGCTATTTGGGTGGCTGTAGGACTTACGTACGCCCAAGGCGCCGTGGACTCTGGGGTCTCTATAGGCGTCGCCTAGTGAGACCTCATAGCCCAGCTCGTAAGCCTTTTCAATCAGTTTGGCCACCAAGCGGGCATATACGCGCTGCTTCTGGCCTAGCGTCACGGCTTGTCTGCCTTGTCGTCCAGCTTGTCGTTTATGCGCATAAGCATCGTTTTAATCTCGTCGATGTCGGCGCGGTAGTCGGCACGGGTCACATACACCAACGGCAGCGCGCGCACGTCACGATCCAGTCGTTCAATGCTGCGGCTAATGTTGTTCAGAATCCACCCGCCAAACAAGCCAGCGATTCCTATGATTATGTTAAAGAGAATCTGCCCGTCGTCCATCACACGCTCCGTAGCACGAGGGTGACAAGCCAACTTATCAGCGCTCCCGCCGACAGCCACAACAGCTTCTCAACCCAATCAATCCGTTTCTCTAATCTTGCTACCCGATCGGCAACAGACTTGACCTTGTAGCCGTAGTCCGTCTTCAGCAGGCGCAAGTCCTTGGGTTCAACCGTCACTTCTTATCCGCAAGCGCCTGCGTCGTAATCGTGCGCAGCACTAGGTTCGTGACCGCACCAACCAGCAGGATTGACGCCGCAACGTCTTGGCCAAACAGCGTTGTCAAGTGACCGGCGAACATCTCTAGGCTGGCAAGCAGCGCCAGCGCAACGTTCCACCACACCGTTTTGGATTTAAGCGCGCCTTTGATTGCCGGGGGCATAATTGTCTCCTTAACGAGCAAGTTGATTGCGGGGTTCGCCCGCAGGTTCTGCTAGCACATTGGTTACAGCGCCCGGCGCAACTACCGCGAAGCCACGTCCAGGCGTACGTTCTGCCGGACGGAACAGGTACTCGCCAATAGCGCCTCGACGTGTGGCTAACGCGTTGCTCAGCGCTTGCGCTGCGGCGTTGGAATTAATTAAATCAACGGCAACCTGCGAGGCTGTACGCACATCTAGTTCGCCCTTAACGCGAGTCAGGATAAAGTTAGCCAGCATGGCAGGACGCGACAACAGCGACGGAATGTCAGTTACGTCTTCTTGCACAATGCCTTTAACGCCCGCGCCAGCGCGCTGGCCTTCAGCCACTAGCTTGTTGAACTGTCGTTGATCGCGGAACGCAGCGTTGATGTCGTTCACTACGCCGCGAAGCGCCGGGATTTCAGCCACGGTGCCCGCCACGCGAGTCGCCGACACGTCGGGCGTTACGTCAGCCAAGTTAGCTTCGGCTTCTTTAGTAAAGTCGGCCAAATCGTCAAGCAATACGCGGCGGCTTTCCAAGCCCATCGCACGCTTGCCAAACTCAGCAAGCTGCGGGCGAACGTTCATGCCGGCTTTATCAAGGATGCTGAGTTGTGCGCGGTAACGCTCCATGAACTGCCGATGCGCTGTGGGATCTACGCGAGCGCCTTTAACGGCAGCCTTGCGATAGATACCCAAAATGCCGTTGCGCAGGGCTTCCATGGCTTCGGGACTGTCGCGGAACGCCGCAACGAATCGAATAGCGCTGTCCTCGTTACGCAGCGCGGTCGTGACCACACTGGTCGGCGGCACCGGCGCCTCACCCGTACGGCCTCGGGGTGCGAGCTTAGCCACCCAACCTTCGCGGAACGGCTGAGCAATCTCCGTCTGGTACAAACGCAGCGCATCACCATATGCACCGCGAGCTTCGGGCGACACACCACGACGAATGGACTCATCAACCGAATCGCGCAGGCTTTGCAGATTGCGCAGCGCCATGCGAGATGCCGCATCGTTAGCCCCCATCAACTTGCTTACGTCCATGTTGATGGCTTTAATAATTGCGTCGGCGCCTTCCAGCGTTACCTGCGGCGGTATGCGCGTCGCGCGCTCGCCGCCCAACCCGCTTAGTGGGTCTGTTGACGGCTCAGAAAACTTGTAAATACGCAGGATTTCGTCAGTGTTAGGCGCAATTCCAGGGTCGAGCCGTGTAGACGGGTTGGCCTGAATCTCGCGTGCTCGAATGACCACAGGCTCCAAGCTAAACGGATTGGGCGCTTTTTCAAACGCAGCCGTATATGCAGGGCCAACGACATCACGCTGGCGTTGGTTAATTAAGTCAGCCCGCGCCTGCGCTATTTCGCGGCCCGTACGACGCTGGCTTGGCGTAGGGACAGCGCCGGTCAGTTCAGCCTCGCGGGCCGCCAGATTGGCTTCTTGCGCGGCTTGGTTGGCTTTAACCGTCGCCAGACGATTAGCCATGATTTGCTGAACGGCGGCGTCGCGCGCGGCGTACATGTCGCGCACGGTCGTGTTGGCGTACTTTGCAGTGCCAATCAACGCGGCAAGATTAGAGTTGTTAGTTTGTAGTGCGACTTGCTGCGGAGACATACCGGACTCCAGCATGTCAATCGCGGCCTGCGCGCGCAGCGGGCTATTACCAAACGCGTCCAAGTAGGCGCGGGCACGAATACGCTCGCCACCGCCCGGCATTACGGGTTCAATGATGTTGTACGCCGTACCGCCAACCTTTTTGGCCAGCACACGCGAACCGCCGGGAACCAAACCGCCGAGAAGCGTTGCGCCTGTCTCAATAAGGGGGCTTTCAGCACCAAAAAAACGCGCAGTCTCAAGGCCGCCTGCGGCACCTAGCGCGGCGGTTGTTTGCTGCCCCGGTAGCCGCGCCAGCTCTTCCGTAACTTGACGGGTCACGCCGGGAGCAATCTGCTCAGTAAGCTCACGGGCTGCACGGGCTTGCGCCTGTGCGGGAATAGCAAACTCTGCGCCCGTGCGCAACACACGCGTCGTGGGGCCGGTTGGCTCGCTTATAATGCCTTCGGGATACAAGTCGCGGATCATCTGCGACGGGGTGCGTACGGGGTCAAAACCGACCACGCCCCGTCCAACGTTGTACATAGACGCTGCAATGTCGCCGGCGGCCAATGCCGCTACACCAAACGCCGCGCCAGGCGCGGCGCCTACACCGGCAAACGGTGCGCCCGTTGCAGCACCGACACCCGCAGCGGTAGCGTAGGGGCCGATTACGGGGTTGATGACTTCGCGGGCAAAATCGGTTACGCCGGCGGCTACCCGTTCGGGGTAGCTTAGTTTTGGAGTAGCGTCAGCAAACTCTGCAAATGGGTCAGCTTGTGGCGCATCAGCAAACTCTGCAAACGGATCGTTTTTAACCTTTGGAGCTGCCATTACCGCACCTTAATACGACCGTCGGGCGTCACAAACCGCGTGCCCGGCGGCAAAGCTCGGGCTTCGTCCGCCGTCTTTACTCTGACAACCTCATCGCGGCCTCTTGCCCCCGTAGCATACTTTTTAAGTTCAGGACGATCAAAGAGCGACCTGCCGCCCTCGCCGTCCAACCACGCTTCTTCAGCACCATCAAACGAACCCGTCTCACGCCGCCACCTAGAGTAGAAGCGCTGCTGTTCGCCATCGCGTCTAATCTGCGCGCGAGCCACATCCAGCATAAACTCGTTGGCTTTTGGCGTAGTGCCCAAACCAATAAAGGTTTCCTCAATACGCGCCGCATCCGATTCGGTCTGCGGGCCTTTCTGTTCAATCTGCCGACGCAGTACGTTTTCTTTACCTGCGGCCAAAAACAGCTCCGCATTAGCGGCTTTCTTTTCGGCTTCAGGTTCGCCAAGCGCGGCCAATACGCGAGCGCCTTGCCGGACGGCATCGGCACCAAAGCCCGTGCGCAAGCCTTCATTCAGTGCACGCTGGGCTTGGTCAATGGTCGTCAAGAAGCGGCGACCTGCATCAGCGCGTTCACGAATAGTTGCAAAATCAGCCACCAAGCTTTCTCCAAACTTGCCGGCTTCAGCGCGCTCTTGGATATTAGTGGTAGTAAGTTGGGTGCGCGGCGCGCCTGCCGCGCGCTCGGCCAAGTCCTGCGCAAACACTTCGGGCGAGCGCGGCACAAACAACTTAGCCCGCTCAGCCGCCGGAACTCCCGCCAAGAACTGCCCCCGCAGTTGCTTTTGCAGCGTTGCAGGATCATCAGACAGCGTGCCAGTAGCGTAGTCGCGGAACTGCGGCGCAATAGTACCCTGCGCAATCATAAACTCTACTTGGTCAAGCACTTGCGCTTTATTAGGCGGCGCTTCGCCATACGCCAAATTGCCAAGCATATTCTGGAATCGACCGTAATTTTCGTCGGCTATCTTGACCTCAAGACCGCGAGCCTCAAGGCCAGTCTTTCTTGCCGTGGCGCGCTTGCCTTCAATATCAGCCAACGAGGCCGCCAGGGTGGCGCCAGGTTGGCCAAATCGCAAAAGCTGGTTCTGCGCGTCGGGCTTGCTAAGATCAGCGGTGGAAAGAAAGTTGCGCAGCTCTGCGGCGCGTTGCGCTTCCAGCATGGCGGCTTCGTCTGCCACACGCTGCCGGCGTGTCGCGCGCCCGGCCTCTAACCCCTGAACGTATTGCCCGAGGACGTTGACGGGCTCCAACTGGGTTGCACCGATGACTGCCATGACTTACCCCATATTCCCGTATTGCGGGCCCATGTAATTCACCGCTTGAAGGTTAGCGCCGCTCGGCGCGCCGCCGGTCGGGCCAAAGTACCCGCCCCGGTAGAGGCCGTACCCCATAGCACCTTGCCCCAGCGCCTGCGCAAGTGCGTTCGATTGGCCGAGGTAGCCCGACGCGCGGGCTTGACCGCCCTGCATGAGCAGGTTGCTGACATTGGTGCCCATCTGGCCAGCCTGTTGACCGACCTGCTGCGCGGCGGCCTGTCCCGCACCGTAGAGGCTGCCGAGCGCGCCGAGGCGCGTACCCATCAGCGCCTGCGCGCGGTTAAAGGCGTTCATGTACTCCTGCGAGCCCATTTCCTGCCCGTACCGCACACCAGCGCGAATCGCTCCGCCACTTAACAAGCCCGCACGAGCGGACTGCATACGTTCCAAAGCCTTTTCGCCTTCCGCCAGACGGAACGCGTAGCCAGGGTCGGCCTGCATCTGCTCCGCCGTAAACGGCGCGCCGATTGACCCGTAGCCCGGTGTGCCCGCTTCGCCACCAAGGCCAAGCAGTCGAAGCAGCTCGTTTTGCGATGTAATGCCCGCCTGACGAAACGGCTCTTGCAGCTCCGTCTGCCGCTCAAATATGTCCCGCTGAACCTGCGCCGCTTGATCGGCGGCTTGGGTCTGCGCTCGGGCAGCTCTGCTGGCTCCCCGCGATGCGACAGCGCCACCAATGACGGCGCTGCCAAGGATTGCTGCTGCGGTTCCAATGGCCATTACGCCACCTCTCTAATATACGTGCGTTCCATAGGACGAAAGCCTTTTCGCGCATAAAGATTAGCCATCTTATCCGCGCGTTCATCTTCAAGGGCAATCATAAAAAGCGCGACGGCGCCTTTTGCGGATGCCCACGATTCAATCGTTTTGTACATGGCTTGACCAGCTCCTTTGCCCCGCGCTTCGGGGGTCAGCCACCACCACAACTCCTGCACTACCATACTGGTCGGGCTGAAGTACATAGGGTAGAACAATGCACCGGCAATGCCAATAATCTTGCCATCGTCTTCAGCCAACCAGACGCCAACCGACGGATCGTGGATGGCGCGTAAGTAAAAGTCTGAATACCCATCCGCGTCAAACGGGATGACGCCGTGCATCGGGGACGCCGCATGGAACGCCTGCGCAAGCGGCAGGTATCGTGGCAAGTCCTCTGCGATGGCGTCGCGGACAATCACGACACTTCGCGTCCCGAGCAACGGATGTTGATGGCCGTAGCCGTGCCAGCTAACGTTGAAATCAGCCCGCCCGGTGCAAGGACTTGCCCGACCAATTCGGGGAATGTGTACGTTTCAGACGGCAGAAGCGTTTTAGACTTAACAATCAAGTTCTGATTACCGGCGTTGTCAAACGACGTGACAATGTTAACCGACAAAGTTGCGGCCGCGCTGCTGTAGTTGGTGGCCGTAAACTTGTCGATGATGGCCGACACATTGGTCGCTGTGTACTGAGTTGTTTGGCTGTTTTCGGCGATTTTTGCCGGAATCAGCACTCTGATGCTAACTGCCATATGTCACCTTAGAATGTAAAGACAAACCGCACGCGGCCTGCAAGTCCGGCGTCGCCGCCGAAAAAGAATCCACCGTTACCGCCTGCACCTGCCGTTAGGCTGGCATCGCCGGCAATTCCTGCCGCACCAGTTTGGGTGAAAAATGCTCCGCCGTTACCCGTTGTGTTGGAGGTATTGCCACCCGTAGCTGTACCGCCAGCACCTTGACTAGCAAACTCCCCCGAATCGCCGCCGTTACCGCCGTTAGCGGTCATAGTCGTAATGGTATAGGGAGTCCCCGAAGTGCCGCTCGACACGTTAGAGAACGTGCCCGAGTTGCCGTTGGGCGAAAACTCCGTACCGCCCGCGCCGCCCGATCCGACAATGTAGTTGATGGTTTTACCGTCTTGCCCCGACAACGACAAAATGGTCTTAACGTAGCCACCGCCGCCACCGCCGCCGCCTGCAAACACTTCAGGCTCGCCGGGGGCAATAAATCCGCTGTAACCGTATCCGCCGCCGCCGCCGGCGCCCCAGACTTGGATGGTTACGCCTAAAGCGCCCACGGGGATAGCAACGGACCCGGCTCCCGGCTCAGAAAAGTCAAACACGCCAGCCCCAGCCCCGCCAGAGCTGCCGTTAATGAACGCAACAAGGGTGGCGCCGCTCATTAGGTCAAGCCCGCTCCGCTGATGAGCCAAGAAGTCACGCCAATCTTGATGCACGTCGCCACACCGTTCCGCGCAAGTGTCCGCGTGCCGGTCGTGGTGCTGTTAACCAGCGTCAAGGTGTCAGAGGTAATCGCAATCGACAGCGCAGTGCTGTTGACGTTAATCACAATAAACACCGTTCCCGTCGGAAAAGGCACAGTTGAGTTGGCCGGAATAGTCAGCGTCACGCTGCTGCCGTTCATTACGAGGGTTTTACCCGCGTCCGAAGCGACAAGAGTGTAGCCCGTCGTTCGGCTGTTAAGTGGCGCCTCGCGGTATCCGACCGGAAAGTTGGTGTTGCTCGGCGCATTGTCTGGAATCAACGCCGTGCCGGTAAACGTCGGGCTTGCGATTGGGGCGTAGGTCGCGGCGGCGGTTGAGGTAGACAGCGCGTCCGTGATGCCGTAGCCCGAAAGCGTCGTCGGTGTGCCCGTGACGTTTGACCAGCTAATGCCCGAAACCGTCAAATCGTTAACGCCCGAGATGTCATCGTACGTGCCGATTTGCACGCCAGCCGACGTTTGCAGGATAAACTTGTAGCTTACAGCCTCTGACAGCCAAATCTCCGCCGGCACGCGGCCTTCGGAGTTGAGCACGATGGGGTTGCTGTGCGCCGTGCCACCGCCGATGCTGGTGTAGGCCGCTTCCGGCGTCGTGGTGCCCGCCGTGTAGGTAAAGATGCGCCCGCCCGCAAGCGGGTTGCCCGCACCGTCAAAAAACTGTGCGCCGGCACCGGCCAGCGGGGAAAGGAATACGGTCATATATACACCTGCATCACGGTCAATATGATAGATGGAATCGCGGGCACAGGGGCCACCGCCGCAAAGTGCTGCAACTGCACGCTAAGACTGTCAACGGAAAAGAATAACTGAAAGTAGTCACCGTTGGACAGCGGCAAGAAAAAGTTTGCAGCCGAGAAGATTTCGGCGTTGTTGCCCTGAATTTGAACCAACGAACCTGAATTAGCGACGGCTGTGCCATTGATGGCCGGCCAGATATAAAACTTGCCGTTTCCGCCCGAAGTTTTGTCAACCTGAATGGAGAACTGCACGTTGTAGATAGCGGGCCGCGAGACCTTGATTTTGCTGTTGTCAGCCGGGTCGCGGTAAATGCCATACGCCGTGTCGGCATTGTTGTAAGTGATGGCTTTAGCCGTATTAATGACGGTCGCCGCTTGAGTCTCGGTTGAAAAGAACGACCCGAAACTTACGGGTGTAAACTCTAACCGGGGCGGCCCTAACTCTAGCGCGTCAATACGCGTCTGCGCTGCGGCGAGCTCGGCTTCAGTCGCAGCGTCGCTATATGGCGCAAGTTCAAGGTCCGCGAGCGAGATGGCGGTTGTGCCGCCGCCCGTCAGTTGAAACTGGTTGTTAAGAAACCGGAACCACTCGCGCGAAATGACGCCCGTACGCTCGTCCACAAACGGCACGCGAGGTGCCGGAATGTTAGTCGTGTTAGGTACGGTCATGCGGTAGTCGGGCTAAGCTGTAGCTCCGCTCCCATAATAGCTACAATAACGGGGTCAGTTCCCGAGGCTTCATATACACGATCGCGCGACTTCATCGTCGCGCCAAGCCGGCGCCAGATGACGCGGGTTTGCGTGGTGCCAATCGGCCCCATGTCGCGCCAGTATTCGTTGCTCCAAGTATGGCCGCCATCGTCGGACCAGCGCAGCATGACCTGGGGGTCGGTGCCGACGTTCGGGCCAATCAACGCATAAAGCGAACTTGGTGTGGTGTTAGGCGCTACAGCTTGGTTAGTCTCAATCTCAACCGCGCCTTCAGTTGACAGAATCAAATCCAGCGCCGATGAGGACGCATCACCCGAAAGGCCCACACCCGTCTGGCAGTCAAGTTGCAACTGGTGATGGATTGTACGGGTCAGGTTGTTCTGCCCGGTGGGCAGCGCGCGCCAGCGGCGCAGCCACTTTTGCACTACGCCAGCGTCTAAGTACATATCCAGTTTGAACTGGTAAATGTTGCCGTTTTGGAAGTCGCCAACGGTCGGATAGCCGCTGAAGGCTGCATGGCAGTTAGACCGATGGCGTTTGTACTCGCCGTTAACGAGCGCGGCACGTTCGTGCCATGCGCCAGTCGCGGCATCAAACACCCACGTCGTATCGGCGGACGGAAAAATCAACACGTAAAATGCGTGGCCGTCTTGCTGGTATGTGTACGCCAGCGCGTCGGACATATCGCTGTACTGCTGAATAGCAAACTCAACGGCGTGCGTCGATACGCGCGCGGCCTGATAGCCATTCGCGCGGTAAACGATTCCGCGTCCGCGTGCGTCCGACCCTAGCCAAAAAACGGTGTTGTCGAGCTTGGCAACCGAATACGGCGCAACGCAGCCGACTTCGTTGTAGGCGCCTTGGATGCGTTCTAACGGGAAATCGATGTTGCCCGAGTTGTACCAAACTTCGGTTGAGTTAGTGCCAAAGAGCCACGCTTCGCGGTGGTCAATCATCACAGCCACAAGGCCGTCAGGCGAACCTTCGGCCGACGCAAAGTCAAGCGGGTCAACAGACAAGCCGTCAAGCAGTTTGGTCACCCAAATGCGCTGGCTATTGGGTTCGTTGAAAACAAAGTACCCATCCAGATACCCAACGGTGACGGCACCGGGGAAGTCTGGATCGGTAATCTGAGCAAATACGCCCGTTGTAAAGTTGTAAATGTATCCGTCTGGGTTACACGCCACAAACAGTTGCAAACCATTGTCGGCCATCGACACCGGACCGGTGCCGGTAATGTCACCGAGTTTGGTGATGGCAATGCTGGGCGTCATTTTAAACAGCTCATTGCCCGAAGCAATGTAGATGTCGTTTTCTCGATTCCACAGCCCACGAATCGGTCCAGAGCCAACCGATGCAATCAGCTCCATGCCAGGGCAACGCTGAAGGTACGCCGGCTCCTTACCGCCCTCGGGGATAACCTCGGGGTACAAGTTAACCATACGTGCGTCAGCCGCGTTGGGGCTACGCACCACATACGATGACCCAAGAATCGGTGTTTTCATGGTTTAAGCAACGGTGGCACCGTTGAGCGAGACCACCCACCAGTCGGTGCCAAGGAACTGCAAAAGCGCGCTGTTACCGACATTTGTAAAAGTCAGCGTCGTGCCGTTACCAAAGTTGGTCGGCGTCAACACGCCCGTGTCGGCACCTGCGGCTTCGGCGACATACACAATGGCCTTGAGCTGCCCCGCCACACCGTCAGCCAGCGTCAATGCGTTGCCTGTAGCCGTAGATGTAAACGCGGTCGTTACCGTTGTGACGTTAACGGCGCCGGGGCCAGAGAGCGCTTGCACGCTGCCGACCACAGCGTTTGCAAAGGTCTGCGCGCCAGTAAACGTCTGCGCAGCGTCCGTGCGTGCGACTGACGCGCTCGTAGACGGAAACGTCATTGTCGTAGCGTCGGTACCGGCAAGCGTAATGGAGTTGTTAGCCGTCAGCGTCTTACCGTTGGCAATCGTCAACGTCGAGCCGGTTGCCGGGGCTGTAAACGTTACTTTGTTGATGCTAGTAGCCGTAGCCACGCCAAGCGCCGGCGTCACCAACGTCGGGCTAGTGAGCGTGACGCTCGTAAAAAGATTAGTGTTAGTAATCTTTTTGGTCAGGTTGCTTTGAACCAGCACAAACTCATCCGCGCCCGAAGACGAAGATGTAGCCGGAAGGTTAGAAATGGTGATTTTAGTCGCCATAGTTAGAAATTCCCGGCGTAAATGTTGTAACGGTTGCGACGCGCCATGAGGCTGTACGGCATAGCCATGAGATCGTGCGGGTTGTTGATGCGTTTGAGATTGCGTTTGCTGTACATCGCCACCCGACGCACTTCGGTCGGGGGCTCCACGTTGAACTCCGGCGCAAGCTCAAGCGCCAAATTGTATCGAAACGCCCGCAAATAGCCTGGCGGAAACGCCAAATCAGTCTCAAGCGTTGTCGGATTAGCCAAAGGCTGCACCGAAATAAAGTGAAACTCCAACATACGGTTGGGTACTGGATATACCGACAGCGTAATGTTAGGGAACGTGTTGTTAACAAACATTACTTGCGGGTAAGTGCTTTGCACCGTTTTAACCGCAATGTTGTTGTACTGCAACTGATTGATAAATTTGATGCCATACGACACGTTAGTCGTTGGATCGCGGAAATACGTAGAATCGTCAAGCAAAATAGGGCGCTGCGTGGTCGCGTCATCGACGCCGATGTAGTCGTCGCCTTGCGTGACAATCGGGGTGTCTGACTGGTTAGCAAGGATGTATACAAAGTCGCCAGTAGGACCAAGCGTGCGGATACGGTTGCCGGCTTCCCAATAGTACGTCTGATCTTGCGTACAGAACACCGCCAAACGTTCGGTGCTCCAACTATCAATCATCTGGTTGAGCGCGACAAGGTTGTCTTGGTACACGGCTTCAGGCAGCACGTTGCCTGAGTTCACAAGCCCCAGCAAACGATGCGCACCACTCAAAAGCTCACGGGTAGTTGCCATGGTTCACCTAAATCGGGGGCATGTTAAACGTCGTGTTCGTATTCGGCACGTTATCGGTCTTGTTAACCGGCAACGGCTGAATGTTCGTGCGGATCAGGCTGTCAAGGTCAGCACGCAAATTAGCGATAATCTCAGGCTTGACCTGTGAGCCGTACTCCGGCGCTAGCTCCATCGCCAACGACAGCTCCAGCAAACGCTGGTAGCCCGGCGGCAGGTACTGCGTCGTAACTAGCGTGGCGTACGGCTGAATCATACGTTCAGCCTTAATAAAGATCGACACCGCCGCATTGGGTGTGGGGTATAGCACCACCTGCCCGTACGGGATGTTGGGTCGATACAACAACTTGGTCGGCGTGCCCGTTGCAGCCTTATTGGCAATGTTGGTCCAATACTGCTCGGTAATCATCGCCAAAGGCGTATCCACATTGGATACACGCACAAACGCGCCGACGATGCGAATAGGCCGCGCTGCAATCCAGTTCGCGGCAGGTGACGTATCGGGATCGTTGCCGATTGTGTACGTGCTCTGCCCGTTGACCAGCGTAAACTGCTCGGCCTGCGTGCAGAAGTAATACTGCGGGTTGGCCGAAAACGAGTCGATGATAGAGTTCAGGCTGTAGAGCGAATCTTGCGCTTCATCAGCCGTCGTCGTTTCGCCAGACGCCAATACGCCCAACAATCGCAACGATTTGTTGATAAGGCTTTGGGCTGTTACAGCCATTGTGTAGCCCTCTAGGCTTCAGCCGCTACTGCCTTGCGGCGACGCTTCAACTGGTTTGGCTCCGGCGACGCAGCAGGCTCACCCTGCCGCGCCGCCGGTTCCAAAGGATCATACTCCTCCCAACCGTGCTCATGGTCCATAGCCGCCTCTACATCCGAGATGGCGATTTTTAGTCCGTGAACCGGGTGGCGAAGATATATGTTCATAGTTACGGCAACAGTCCGTAAGCCTGCAAACGAGCCTCAAGCTGGCTAACGCGAGTCTGAAGATTTGCAATCACCGACAGCACCGAGTTGCCTTCGTCACGCGTGACAAAGCCAAACGGAGTCGTCTGCGTCAAATTTTGAATCGCATAGTCCGGCGTGGTGGGGGCCGTAGACGTAATCGTCGTCAATTGCGTCGTAAGCGCTGCGCCCTTGGCTACCGGGGTCGTGCCGTAAAAGCCGACCGTACCACCAGAGGTGCCAATGACGGCACCATTAAGCTCGGGGTCGGAGAAAGCAACACCAACTGCCTGTGTATTTGGCATAGATAAGTCCTCTTAAAGAGTGCCCCCTACGGTGTTACCCGTAGGGGGCGTTGCCATTACGAGATGCGGTAGCAAGTCCAAGTCGTGTCGCCAGTTTTGCGAGCACGGAAGTGACCTGACGCCGCCGCCGCGACCGCCCCCGCACCAACCAGCGTCCAACCCGTACCGACCGCAACCGTGATCGCATCCGAACCCGCCGCATCAATGTTGACGACGAAGAAGTCAAACGCCGCGTCAACCCGTTGGGCGGACGACACGTAGGCTTCAAGGTCAGCAACCGTCGGAAGGGTAAGGTTGCCCGCAGTGCCGTTGAAGGTAAAAAGACCGTTCGCAAGCTGCGCCGGGGTCGCCGTTGCGGCTGCCGTCAGGGCCGTAGGGGCGCCCTGCACAAACAGAATCGGCTCGGCAGCATTGCCAGCGCCAACCTGATAACCACTAGTACCGTTAGGAAGTGCCATGTTTAGTTACTCCGTGAATAAGGTTAAAAATTAGCCCCAGATGCGGCAGGCCATCTGCGGGCGGATCACCGAGTAGCCATACAGCACGTCGATACGGCAGGGCATACGGTCGTTGTTGATGTCGTACTGACGGACAACGCGCATGGAGATGCCGTTGTGAACCTGACGCGACGCCATGTCAACGCCCTGCGGGAGCAGGAGGTCGGCGGTGGCAAACGTAATCGCATCCTTGTGGTACACAAGGTTCTGAGCGTACTGGCCAGAAGCGGCACCCACGTAGGTCACGACATCGTTGGCGGCCGGCAGCTTGCTGACCGTGGCGAGGGCGTGCGTCGGGCCGTACACAGCCGGCAGGAACTGAACATCAACGAACTCGGTCGAGGCCGAGGTCACGCTGTTCTGCACCACGAACTGCTGGAGCGCACCAGTGGACTCGCGGGTCTGCGGGTTGACCGCATACACGCCAGCGATGGTGAACACGTCGCCGGGGACGAGGGTGAGACCATCGGTCACGTTGTCGAGCGTCAGCTTGCTGGCACCGTTGACAAGCGTGGTCTTCACGATCGGGGTGTCCGCGCGCGAGGCCGAGCCGTTGGTGTGCTGCTTGATCGACTGAGACATGTTGATCTCATCGTAGCCGAGGATGCCTTCGCCCATCATGCCGTTCTTGAACTGGCGGCTGATTGAATCAACCGGGTTGAACAAGCCCTTCATGCCTTCGACGAGGCCAGCGTTGGCCGCCGGGTTGACGGTGGCGTAGCGCGGGGCCATACCAGCGGCAGCTTCGTTCAGCTTCTGCTGCGCCTGCAACAGAACGAGCGAGGTGCCGGGGGTGACGCCAGGCGTACCGACCGACTGAAACACGTTCTTGTACGAGCTGGCCACGTCGGCGTCGATGCTGGAGGCGAGCTGGCTGATACGCGGCTTGAGCACGCGCTCGGCAAAATCGTCCAACTGAAGGGCCATTTCGGCGCTGGTGAAGTTGACGCCGATGTGCTTCTGGGAGGCGACGGTGAGCGTGGTGAACTGCTCGTTGTCGTCCTGAACCTGAAGCGCAGCGCCGTCGGTCACAAGAGCGCGATCCGGCAGACGGATGCGGAGGGTCGAACCAATCTTGGCACCTTCGACAGCGAAGCTGTCGTCGTACTGACGGTTCACGTTGCGGGTGATTACGAGGTTGTTCTCCAGGATTTCCAGAGCCTTCCGCGTAATCATGTCAATAGTAAGAAGTGTATTAGCCACAATAAATCTCCAAAAAAGAAGTTAGCGGGTACGTCGCGCTTCCCACTGCTTAATCTGCCTCAGACGCTCGGCTTCGATCCACTCCGACGTGCTCATGTCCTTGACTGAGCGTGGGTCCGTTGTGTCTCGGGCCGGCGCGCCTACGGTTTTAGCCGTCACAGGCTTAATCGGCGGGGGCGCGTTGGTTGTTCGTTTAACTGGCGGATTGTCGGTCAATTTGACCTCAATCTTACCAATCTCCTTGGCTTGTAGGTAGGGCGACAAACGGGAAATACGTTCAGCTTCGCGGGGGTTGGAACCTAAGTAGTATGCTACATCGGGGCCAACATCCGAAGCCTGAATCGTCTCGGCCATCACGTTCGTGATTGGCAGCGATCGGTTGTACACGACCTGTTCAAAGTCGTCGTACTTGTCAAAAGCCGCTTCTTCACGTTCCTTATAGGCCATCAACAGCTCGCGCTGCTGCCGGTCTGCCTCCCGTTTGGCCAGCAACTCCTCGGCCTTGCGGGTTGCCAAAGCATCCGCGTAGGCGTCGGGGTCGATGTCCCGGTCAGGCAGCGTGGCGGGCGTCTGAGCTTGGGACTCAGGCGCTTTTAGCGCTTGCTCTCGTTCCCACTTGCGACGTTCCCGTGCAAGCCTCTTGCCTACCAGCGCGTCGAGCTCCTCTTGGGAGAACGTCTTGGCAGGCTTTTCCTCCGGCTGAGTTGCCTCTTGCGCAACAACTTCGGGTTCCGGTGCTGCCGTAGCTTCCGGTTCCGGCGCGGGTACTTGTTCCGCTACTACTTCATTTTCAGACATTGTGATTCCTAATGAATCCCTGGTCAACCGGGCCAGTACGGTAAAAGTAAGTTAAGCAGCAATTTCCATTACAGTTATTGATGACGCTGCTGAATTAGTTTGCACCGACACGGCATTTACGTTTTGGTCTGATGCAAACTGTGTTTTATACGTGGTTGCGTTAGTAGTGTTTGGCGTATCTAAATAGCTAAGAGAGCAAGAGCCGATATTGTTCTCTATTCCAGTTCCGGTGTATGCAACTCCCGGTCCAAAAACAGCGAGTTCCGTAGCACCGCGCACCAGTCTTAAATTTACGCTGCTAAAACTTGATCCAACAGCGTTTTTATATACTCCGTTTTGCGAAACAAAAACAAGTATTTTGCTAGTGGTAAACTTTGGTGTGATTGTTACGGTTAATCCGGTATCAGCGTATGCGCTACTCGAAGACGTTGTTGCCGTGCTGTAATTAGCGGATACAACTTGCAAAACTCCGCCGGAACGAACGTCAGATATTGTTGTTTTAACAGTGCTGCTGCTTTGAACAATGGGCAATACTTCGGTGCCCGCCAGTGGGGTCGTGGCGTTGTTTAATTGACTAATTTTTTTGTCAGCCATAGTTCAACTCCTTAAAAAATACGCATCGCCGCAAATTTTATGGTTCTAGTGCCCGTTATGCCGTTTGCTACTTGAAGTTTGTTTGCAGTAACACCTAAAACCATGTTGGCGTTGCTTTGATATGTGTTGGTGATTGCAGCCGTGGTGCCGTTACTATGAACAAAAGATACTGACCAATAGTTTTCCGTAACTTGTGTTGCGTAAACAAGCCATGCGCCGACTTGCGAGCCAAAATTTATGAGATCATCCGTAGTCGACCCGGCAACATTCTTCAAATCTCTATACTGAGAAATGGATTGTTTTGAATAGATTAACGGCGTGGTAAAAGAAGCGTTTTCGCCGCTGTTACCCAAGCCTAAAAAGTAGTCTACCGCAGAGCCTGAAAACGGCAAAATACCGGCACCGTTAGTGTCAAACGTGCCGATTACGTTAATGCCAACCGGCGATCCATCAACTTCCAAAATTCGTGTCGGCGTTCCGCCGCTAACGCTGTGGCGATGATTGCCAAACGTAATAACGCGGCAGTTGGTGTCCACCACCATAACTGAAGCGCCGCACGCGCCGGTTGTAAAGTTATCCGCTACGTAGCCATCGCTTGCTTCAAACATTGTCAAAAACGGCCCATCGCCGGCAACGCCCCCAGCAGCAACTTCAAAGTACGTATTGACTACCTTAAAGACTTTGGTGTCCGCAAGATAAAACCCTTTCATTCCGTTGTTTGCGGACTGAACGGTGTTTGTGTCAATGACAATGTTTACGGCATTGCTTGTAATTACCGCGTAAGACCCGTCGTTTCCGTCCCGAAAATGGTTGTTTTTGACGTAAATGTTAGCGCCATACCCAGTTAAACGTACGCCAGCGCTGTAGTATGTTAAAAAATAGTTATCGTCTATTAACATCTGATCAGTTTCCTGATTCATGTCGATAGCGATATTAAAATTTGCAAAAAGGTTTTGGCGTACCGTTACGTTAACGACAGCGTTGCTAGGTGTTTTGCAAAACTCAAATGCCGTTACAGAGTTGTTGTTAACTGGATTTAAAAACTGCAACTTTTCAATAAAAATTTGAGAACCGTCAGTGCCGTTGTCCATCGAGAACATAACATCGGAATTTGCGCCATTCCAGCTTATAACTGACGATCTGCCTGTACCAAACAACGAGACGTATTGCGAGCCTGGCAGACTGATTGTGCTAGAAACTATGTATCGGCCTGAAGGAAAATAGACAGCGGCTCCAAAATTTCCTGTAACACCAAAAGTTGCAGCGGCGTTGATAGCTGCTTGAATCGCAGCGGTATCATCCGTTACGCCATCGCCCACCGCGCCAAAGTCCTTGACGCTAACAACGTCGCGCAGTTTATCCTGAATAGTGCGCGTTACCGCGTTAGTGCCGGCGGGCAAAAACCCAAACTGGTCAATAGACGCTTTTTTAGTTACGCCGTTTTGCAAAAACGGCGCTACATCCGACGGAGATACCGGCGAATCCGCAACAGGAAGTTCAGAAATCTTGATAATTGCCATGTCTTACTCCAGCAGCAGCAAGCCGCCGTTCTCTTGCACCAAGTTTTCGCCGTTTTCGGTTTCCAAATTGCCAAATATCACGTCGCTTGCGTAGCCCGTCAAAAACGAAGCAATGCCGCCGAGCCCTAGCCCGACCGCATTTCGCAAGCCAACTCCGAAGCTCATCGGATGTTGATGGGCTTGGCGTACAAGTCGCCGTCAGCCGTCACGCGAATGGCACTCACTCGCCAGGGCGCGCCAGTGCCCTGCGGCACGATGAACGGAATTGGCGTGTTGGCCGGGATCGGAGTGCTGGAAGTTGTTGCCGTCACGCCCTCACCCACGACCACGTACGCGGCTGACGTACACCATACCACTACGCCCTGCGGGCCGGACTGCCAAGTCGCCGTAGAGCCGGCGGTGCCCGTGTACGCTACCGTACGACCGGGGTATACGGCATCGGCCATCGGATTAAGAAGTTCCATGCTTTACCCTCACGCTAAAAAGCGCAATTTATACAAAGTGCTCAGATAAAGAGCCACAATTTCGTCAATAATGTTCTGAATTGCTGTTTCGTCTTCGTCACAAAACTTGTAGCGATTGGCTTCAATTTCGGCCAAAGACTCCTGCAAAAACTCAGTTACGTTGCCGGTTTTCTTGGCCGATTGCAACGTAATCGGGCCAATCAAGCCGTGGCGACCCTGATAAGCCTCCGCGAACGAGTCCGCCAAATCTATTACCTTGTCGTAAAACGATCCCAGAGCTTTGTGCTTAGCATAGCTGCGCGTATTGAGATGCACCGAATGGGTGACATCCCGCGCTAGGAATAGGTGCCCGACAAAATCTGCTGGTTTCATTGCGGCGGTAACTCCGTGCCCATTTCAGGCATTGTCCGTTGGGCGGTTGGCGACACAAGCTCGCCGTTGTTCATCATACCGGCCAAAGTGCCCATTATGATGTCCTGAATCTGCTGCTCATTCAAGCCGCTTTCGACCGCCTTGATGCGATCGGTCTCAGCGCTATACGCCTTGACCTCTGCCTCAAACTCCTTGATTTGCACCTCGCGGGCTTCCATAGACTGCTGCACGCGCTGGAGCATCTCTTGCATCATCTGCATTTCTTGCCCCATAACCTCCATCTGCTGCTGGGCAGCCTGGAGCGCCGGGTCTTCCTCGTCCGCCAAGAGCTTCGGATCAATGACCTTCTGGAGCCGTTTGCTGATTTCTTGCGCGCCCGGCCAGTCCATGTTCTTGACGAACAAGTCGCCTGCAACCTGCCACAAGTTCGGGTTGGCCTGCAAAATCTGCCCCATCGCGTCCATCGCCTCTTGGCGCTTGGTCGCGTAGGACGGACCGGTCGTGACCGCAACGTCGTACTTACCGACAGACGGGTTGTAAATCTTCTCAATCACGATGCCCGTCTCGTTCATCAACCGACGGACAGGCTCAGCCTGCATCGGGTTGATTTTGACCGTTGCGGTCTCTCCGTCGATGCCGACGATTCGCGCGATACGCTGGGTATCGTAAATCTTCGGGATCAAATCAACGAGTTGGCGCGTCCCATAGCGAATAGCACGAGCTAGGTTGTCTACAAAATGATAAGTGCCTGTGTCGCCTTGCCGTTCACGCGCCAAGATGGCCCGACCCGTGCGCTCATTGGACCGCATACCGAGGCTGGCATCGTACTGGCCGGTCGCGGCCTTGATGTCGTCGGCAGCGCCCATCTTCGCCTGGATCAAGCCCGTCTGGGCAAGCGGCGGTGGGGCACGTTGTGGCAGCGGCAGGACTGCGCCCTGACCGTCTGTCACGTCGGGATTAACTTCTAGGTACGGCCAGTTTGTCGTGTTGGCCGTCTTCCATTGCTGTTCGTAGCCTTCAAACTGGCCGCCATAGCCGATGAACGGCGCCTTGGGCGCCAAGGCCAGCATCTCTGCTTCCTGCGACACCCAGTAGTTGTACATGCGCTGGGCGTCCTTGGCGTTACGCACAAGTCCCGACACGTACATGCGGCCTTCAACTTCAAACTCGTTACCGATTACACGAATGACCGGAATCCATTTACCCAGCCATTCCTGTTCTTCAAGAATTTCGTAGCCGTTAGTCTTGACCCATTTGACGCGTTTTACGTCAACTTCGCGCTTGCGGATCGGCTGAAGGCCGAGCATCTCCAGCTCTTGCGCTTCGGGCGACCCGTCAAACGCCGTTTGGTTGCCGGCATACAGATTCAGCGTCTCGCGGGTGTGTTCTTTGTAGAAATACTCCGCAATACGGACCGTATTCTCGTTAATCCACTGCGACAGCGCCTGATCGCCTACACCGCGCTGCAAAACCGACGAAATCGGCTCTGAATCGGGGTACATACGCTCAAAATCGGCTTTCGGGATGTCCTCGGTGATGAAACACCACTCCGCATCCGCGCCACAAGGGTCTTGGATGGTCGGGTCCATGTACACACTGAAGCTATTTCGGATACGGCCTATGCGAAGGTCTTGATCGAACGTATTTTCGTCGCAGTATTCCGTCAAAATGCGGAAATACCCTTCGCCGTAAGTGACCTGGTTGTCGCACGCGGTGTCGTAGGCTACATCCGCATCCGAAATGTACTCAATATGACGGACAATTCCGTCAAATATCTCAGCGACCTCAATGTCCGCCTTGTCATCAACGGGGATGACCTTGCCAGATGGCCGGTTCTGCCGCTGATCGTTGGTCACTTGCCGCACGTGCTGCGGCAGCTTGTTGATGGTCAGGCACGGACGCGCATTGACCGTCTGTCCTTGCACCGAGCCGCGCGTCGCCAACACGTCTTGGGGCCACTGCCACTGATTGTCCGGCGAGCCTGCCATGAAACGCAGGTCATCCAGCTCGTCTTCGCGGCTATCAGAGTACGCCGAGAGGGCCATAGTAAGGCGCGAACGCGCCGTGGCCAGTACATCGGCTGGGTCGCGGGAGGCTTTGCCCCGGTTGGTCGGCGTGTTGGCGACGCGAGCGGCGCCCCTAAGCCCTGTTGGGTCTTTTGCCATTATTTGCGCTTCTTACCTTGTGCCTTACGCTTGACCGCATACGCGATCGCCACGGCCTGCTTGACAGGCTTACCCGCATTTACTTCGGCGCGAATGTTCTTGCGGAACGCACCTTTGGTTGCGGACTTAACGAGCGGCATTAGCGGGGTCTCCCCCGGTCGCGCATCGGCATGGGCGAGGGGCGAAAGTTCGTCGTCGTGCGGATGATGTCCTCAGACACGCGCCGACGCGGCGTCGGCATACGAGGCTGCTGGGCAGCCGGCGCGCCTGACGGCTGAGCCAACATGTTGCCAATAGTAGCGCGTCGAGAAACGCCAACAGGGCCGTATGCCATGATTACTTCCTCTTTTTGGCCGTCTTGGCCGATTGACGGAACGCCTTATTGGTCGGCGCCCCCTTACTACCCGGTGTGCGCATCTTCTCACCACTACCGGCTGCAATGCGAGCCCGCTTAGCGTTAATGTTCGCGTAAAGACCTTTATTACTAGCCATTAGCCACACTTCCAGCGTCTAAGCGACGCCTTTGCTCGTTCAGCCGGCCCCTTGGCCTTGGCCACTACGCCCTTCATGCGCGCACAGAACGACTTTTTACGCCCCGCGTCCGCCTTAGTCTTGGGGCTGGGCGCTGGCGCCTTGAGCTTACTGCCCGTCTCGCGGTTGTACTTGGCTCGGCCCTTAGCCGTCAAGCCCGCGCCCTTAGAAACAGGCTGTTTCTCCCCCCGACCCACCGACAGACTGACCGACTTGCGTGCCATCAGGCTCCCATCCAACTGCTTGCCATGCCGTTGCCACCCTGGCGGGAGACGACTCGTCTTGGCGCGTCGCGTGCCTCACGGCTTGCGAGCGGGTAGGCGAAGGTGACGGCGAGCGCGTCTGCCGCATCCGGCGACGCTTGACCTCTGGCCTTCATCTCCTTCTTGCCCTCCAAGAAGATTGTCCCCGACGAGTTAGGCTTGACGTGTGGCCCGCACAGGTCCGACTTGAGTAGCCGATCAGACGGGATGCTCGCCGTGCGTAGCCATTCCCGCATGTCGCCCCACATCTCGGCGCGCTTGTTGCCCCACATCACGGGGTTCTTGGCCTTCCAGCCAAAGTTTACCCCACGAACCTTATACCTCTGCTCTTTCAGCCGGTCAAGTATGCCATAGCCGAGCCCGCCCTCGTCAATGACCGTGAGCGCCGGGTTGTACTCCTCGATCGCGTCGATGACGCGCCCGACGGTGGCCATAGTGTCCTCGCCCCGGTAGCGCTTGATTGCTACGATGTCGCGCCCTTGTCGGACGACGATGACGGTGCTGTCGGCGCCGGATCGTGCGGGGTCCACCCCAATGACTCGCGGAGCTGTTTCATCCTTGTAGCGGGCGCGTGCCACAGCCTCGTCCACAATTCGCGGAGCAATGAACTGGTCGTCTCCGTCGGAAGGGAACTCTCCGTAGACCTCGACTTTAGCCTGGCTACTATCTGCTCCATACTCGGCGATGATCTGCTCGTAGACGGCTTTATCCGTATCTTCAACTTGGCGCGCGTCGATGTTTTGCGTTTGCCAGAATTCCCTTTTCGCGTTGAAACACTCATAAAAATACCCCTCGTTGCGTCGTGGGTTACTGAAGGCGAGCCAGAAGCGATTAGGCGTGTTCTCCGTAAAGAAGCCCGCCGTCACCGACCAGATGGGGTCCGGTATACCCGACGCTTCGTCGAATATGACCATCACACCGTCGAAGTTGTGGACACCGGCGTACGCGTCGGGGTTCTCCTCCGACCACAGCCGCCCCTCAACCGACCAGTACCGCGTGCCCTTCTTCAGGTCGCGTTCGACGATCTCCGCGAGCCACTTGGCCGGCATCACCCGCGTCGCCGACACCTCAAACCAATGACTGTTGAGCAGCAGCGAGAGCCACTTAGTCACCTCGGCCCAAGTGACCGAGCGTAGCTGGGCCTCCGAGTTAGCCGACACGATGATAGTCGAGCCTATGCGCGTTGATAGCATCCACAGGATCAGCCAAGACACCAACGCCGACTTACCGATGCCGCGCCCCGAGGCCGTCGCCATGCGCAGCACGTCGTACCCCGTCGCGTTCTTGTTGCGGGCGATGTGAGCGGCTACCTTGCGCAGCACCTCGCGCTGCCACTTGCGCGGCCCGCTGAAGTTCTCCAGCGGCGTGCCCTTCTGCCCCCACGGGAACGCAAACAGCACGAACGCCTCGGGGTCGTCCTTGACGCTCGGCGACCACAGCCGAGTCATCAGTAGCTGCTCGTCCTCGGGGCTATATATCGGAAGTTGCATATTCTGCCGTCAGGGCTCGGGTAGCGAGCGTGGTGGGCGCGCGGGTCAATGCAGCCGGTTCATCCGGCAATACTCGGCCTTCAATGACGCGAGATTCTGCCTCTTGCAGCGCGGCGATGACGCTGATCTGCTGCTTGACATCGACCTGTACCTGTTGCTTCGCCACCCAGCCGTGCACATGCTGAAGGATGGCCAAAGAAGCCTTTGAATCGCCATTGCGAGCCGCGTCACGCAGTTGGTTCGCGGCCTCAAACTCACTATCTGCACGCCCTTTGGCCTCCGCCATCTCAGCGAGCGGGTCCATCTGACACAACCGCCGGTACTCCGCCGGCAACAGCCCCGCCGCTAGGGCAAGACTATCACCTCTTAGCCCGAGGGCCGCTGCGTCATAAATAGCCTGTAGCCGCGCCTCAGTAGCGTTCAGTTGCCGTGGCGCGTGCGGAAGCGATTTGAACATGTCGCAACACTACCTTTCATGTAAGCAAAAGACAAGCGATGTGCAGGATTGTCCTGCCGGGAGGCCGCAATCCACAACAACCGTGTGGCCTGTGTGCCGGGGCGGAGATTGCCTTAGATGGTGGGGCTCATAACCCCTTCAGCTACCTCCCGGTCGCTACGTGCGCATCACGTCAGACATCGCCACGCAAGATTAGCATAAGGTTTTGGCTTACGGGTTGGTGGTTAAAAAATAAAAAAAATTTTGTGCAACCCCTCCGTACCAGGTACAGGCCACGCGCGGGCCGGCCCACCCCCTCAGTTGCAAACGAGAATCATTTGCATCCAGCCTGGGCGCGGTGGGCAGCGTGGGCAATGTGGGCAACGGCTACGCGCCCCCCGGCTGCTAGCCGCCTAGCGTGTGGGTCATGTGGGCAATTCTTTGGCCGTTGCAGTTGTGGGCAATGTGGGCAATTTGTTTTCGATTGCCCACATTGCCCACAAATCGGGGGGCATGGGCGATTTGTGGGTCATGTGGGTCAAATGGTCACGGAAAAAAAATCGGAGCGGCTCCAACGAAATGCGCTCCACCTGGTACGAGCTGTATGTTTATACAGTAGTATTTCTTTCTTAACTTAAAGATAAAGAGATGACCCACAATGCCCACAAGTCATATCCCGCCCTATGTTTTCAGGCATTTGAGCGTGGGCAATTCTCCCCGATTCCGTGACCCACAATCTGACCCACAATGCCCACAACCTTGCCCGAAAATGCTTTACATTTTGACAAGCGTCTATGTAAAGAAATGCTTGACAGCCTACGCGCGCGCGTTTAATCTGCACACATCGACAACACGCCTGGAGTTACTGACATGAAAACAATTCGCGATAAATTCAAGTCACACCGTAACGGTTGGACAACATCCTTTGAACGGCAATATCACAATGGCATGATTACGGTAACGATTCGCACCGATGCCGGTGAGGTATACGACCGGATCCGGTGCGATGACTATCGCAACGCTATGGACTACTGGCGTGCCTTTAACGGTATCGCCAAGGCGGTGCGCTCATGAAAAACCCCGCCGAAATTCTGTCGTGGATTACTGACGCGCTGGCATCCGGTAAGACTATCTATGTCGGCACCCCGTTGCGTGTTACTAAAGTAACCCCGAAAACTGCTCAGCAATTTGCAGACGCTGGCCGTCCGATTTTCCGCGCGTCCGAAAAGTCTTTATATATGGCAGTCGGCCATCGTTATGACTGCATCGACTACTGCCAGATTACCGCCCAGTAACCACACCGGAGACAACACGCCATGACTAAAAAGGAATTCGCCCGTAAGTGCGACGCTTGCAACAAGGGCATGAACGAAGGCTACTGCATAAACAACGGCGAGGCGTACTACTGCGGCGAGGCCTGTCTGGGCGACTACTGCACCCAAGAAGAATGGGCGGAGCTCTACGCCGACGGCGAAGGCGACTCGTACTGGACTGACTGGTACGACGCGGAAGACGACGACGACGACGACGACGACGACGACGACACCATGAGCGAACAAGAACGGCTGAGCCGCATCGCGGTCGCGCTGCGTGAGGCTAACAAGTTAGTTGAGGAAGGCAGCGAGGCGCATGGCTACATCG